TACCAAAACCAATAGCAGTAAAGTTAAAGTTTCTATCTACAGAACTTCCAGAACTGTTTTTAAAATGAACGGTAAAACCAGTGCCAGTAATACTTGAAAGCTCAAAAAAGTCACCAGAGGCCATATTAAAAGCAGTAATTCCTATTGCTGGTGGGTTGGAGTTTGCACCTAATAAAGCACTTGTGCCTGTAAAAAAGGGTGAGTTGAAGCTGATTGACTTCGCCCCAGCCCCTGATGCAATAGTTGTTGTACTTTGTTCTGTTCTTCTCTGAAATTCAGCAGTATAACCAAGTTGGCTCACCCTAATATCTTGGTTTGTATCTTTTGTTGTCAAAACACATTTAAATTTAAAAGTTCTTCCTTTAAATGTTCCATTAGCAAATTTTTGGAAACCCGAATAATTACTACCATCTTGAGAAGTTTGAACAAATACTTCAGCATTTGTATCTGTGCTACCAGTGCCATCAAAATCTTGTCTTGCGTCTAAATCAACAATTGAATCAAATAAATCCGTTGAATATACAGATGCACTTTGAAGATGTTTTCTTAAATCTAAGCTAAATACACCGCCTAAATCTAAGGTTTCATTAAATAGATATGTTCCGCTTGGTGATACACCACCCAAGTCATCAAGGCTAGAAACATTATCAAAATTAGTTATTGAGTCAAATAATCCTGTACCAGCCAAACTAATTGTATTACTTGCGACATCAAAACCTATATTAGTTTTACTTCCTTGAAATGCTGGACTGTCTTGATCTTCTCTTCTTGTCTGTACTAATAATTTTGGCTGTGCGTCTGGTAAATCTATAACAAGTGATGTTTCTCCTGTGCTGAATCTGTCACCATCGTCTTGTGTCTTGAGAATATACTCACCTTCAAGTAAGGGAACCACTTTTTCTGTTGATGCCCCACTCAAGGCAAATACTAAATCTGTTGCATCTTGAAAAGTACCAGTTCCATCCGTTTTTGGGGTGTGCCGTATATGAATACGACCTCCCGCTCTAACATCCGCAGCGTCTACAGCATCCCATCTAAGTCTTATTTCTTTATCAGATATAGGCTCATAAGTAAGATTAGTTATGTCTGGTGGTGGTGCAGTTTTACCAACAGCAGTAAATGTTAATGTTGCTGGATTCCTACTTGGTTCATTTAAACCATTAAAAGAAAATAATCTAAATTCATAAGTTCCAGCTTCACTATTCAGTATTTCTGCATAACTTGAAACTGTCTCTATTTTTGTAAAACTACCATTATTAACTCTGTAATGAAGTTCATATCTTGCTGCTCCTGATTGTGTTTGCCAATCTAATAGTATTTTTGAAACTGCTTTGTTGTTAATCAAAACAATTTGCTCTGTGGCCGTAAGTCCGACAGGTGGATCTAATACTTGTGTTAAGGAGTTTATTGTTCGTGTTGGTAATGCAGTTCCATCTTCAACAAAAGCATATTTACCTTCAATATGTTCAAGAGCAGTAATTGAATAAGTTGTATCATCATTTTCACTTACAGATACAACCCTCCATGTTGTTGTCTCTAAAGTTGAACTTTCCAAAACATAAGGAGCGTTTACATTTGGTGTGGTGCTAAAACCTGAAGAAACAGTAATTGTAGCCCCAGAAACTGAACTAATTGTTTTTGTTTCAATTGTTCCATCAGGCATCACAATAGAAATTGTTGGGCTGTTTGTAGTTGGAATATCTGTTGAAGTTGAGTCGTCTAAAACAACAACTGTTGTACTTGTTACTGCAGAAAGCAGACCACCCCTTCTAACTCCAGCTTTTAATGAGTCTGCAATTTCAATGAGGTCTCCACATCTAACCAAAACACCAGCAGCAGCAGTCGTAGTAAAAGCACAACTTTCTCCTGAGTTTTGTTCATTAAACAAAAACCATCTTCCCAACCTTGCAGCTTGACCTCTTGATGTACAGGCAAAAGCTTTAATAGTTTTAGTCTGTATTCCGTATTTTGCTTGAGTTGCTGCGTCAGCTTCAACAGTTTCAATATCTAATTCTTGTGTAACCATGTCAAAATATTGAACATTAATTACTGTATGTCTTGTTTTCAAACTTGAGCCGTTGTAGACAAATCCACTGTCTGTAACGTTTGAATTATTAAAAATATATTTTGTTGCTTGACCTTCAGCATCTTGTGAAATGGCTATCGTACCAGCAGAATAAAAAGCAATAGCTCTCATTGTGCTGCATAAAGCATTTATTAAATTAAATGCGGAAGATTGCTGTGTAATATTTGCATTAACTGAGAATCTTGGTTCTGTGCTTCCATCACCATTACCAGCGTCAATTAATGCTCCACAATATTCACTAACAGATTTAAAAGTATATTTATCAAGAGAAGCTTCAGCGATATTACAGCCGTAGCGATCATTTGTTAACAAATCATATAAAATCCAAGCTGGATCAGAACACCACTCTTTACTGGCTTTAAAAGTGCCGTTCCATGTACCTGCATAAGTAAGATTGCCATGAGTGGAATTTACTGTTGCGTTTGACGGAATCTTTACTTTTATTCCTCTTATTCGATAACGTCTATTTGGGATTCTGGGAAATTTCTCAGCACTAAACCTTAAAGCGGTATGTGCTGTGTTTGGATAGGCGTTTTGCTTCATTATTATTTCTGTCGCAGAATTAAATCTGAAAGCGTTTACAGTATTTGCGTCTGTGCTATCTGCTGTAACTCTTTCAACTCTTATTTGCACAGGAAAAGAAGTACCACTAGCTAGGTTTATTAAATAATCTCTAAAATATGCGTTTGTTGATCTGCCTTTTACAGTGTCATCTACAGCCGTTGTTGTAGTCCCATCATTTTCAATAACTTTTATTCTTAATTGAACTTCTGTACCATCAATACCACCATTATCATTGAAAACTTGCATTGAAGGAAATTGTAAAGTTACCCTTACAGCGTTAATAGTGGATTGAGTTACTGTATGTGTAACGGGATTTGTAGTTTTAACCTCTGTTCCAATACCAACTTCTGTTTCAATATTTTTAATACCAGAAATAAAAGTTTGATTGGCAGTGCCATCCCTAAAATCAAGACCAACATCTTTAAAATTAAAATCACTATCTTGAGGTGAAGTTACACTTGCAGCAGCTTGAAGAATCGGTGTTTTATTTAAAAAAATATCTTTTTTAAAACTATTTATATAAGCTGTTGATGTTTTATCTGTAACTCCATTTTTTGATGCCGTTGCACTTCCCTCTATTTCTCCCTCAGACAGTAACTCTACTATCGTATTAAACTGCTTGGAAGATAATGCACCACTAGGTAAATCTGGATTTGAAAAGGTTGTACTTTGGTCAAATTCTTTTATACTCATTAGTTTGTACCCTCCACTTGAACTGTATCAATTCCATTTGATACGACAATAGAACCAACTAAAATTTCTCCATAAGCCAAGTTAACTGGAATACCAGCTTGACTAATATTTGTCAGACCTGTAAATGAATAATTACTTGCTAGTGCAGAGGGGTCTAATGGATCTTGTTGTGAGTCTCTACTTCTTGTGTCTTGTTGTGGTGAAAGTATTTCATTTACACCCTGAGTAATCATGCTTACGGCAATATACGTTACTATGTTTCTTATAATTTCTCTTTTTATATATTCTTTAGCTGCATATTTCAAACCTATACCTAAAAGAAGAGTAAAAAAATTACCATGAACTAAGGGTATTATTTTTATATCTTGTTCTGTTCTGATATTTAAAAGATCTTCAGATATTGGTTTGTCTCCAACTTTTACACAAAATAATTGTTTAGCCATTTTCTGTTCAAGACCTTTAAAATTACAAAACAAAAAACTAAATGCCTCATAAGGAGAATTTACATCAGCCATAAATTCACTTTGGCCTGTAAATTTTTTTATAAATCCATAAACTTTTATTTTTTTAAGCATCTTCTTTAGGCTCTATTACAATCATTTTATCCAAATCTGGACAAACAAGGTAAAAAGGTATTTGAACTGAATTACAACTTACAATATCTTCTTCTGAAAATTCTAATACATTTTGAGGATGTGAATGAACTATCCCTACTATTTCTCCTTTGTCCTCTCCATCAGCAAAGTCTAAGGGATCAATAATAAAAGAAGTCATTTCAAATTCATAAGCTACATTTTTACATCTGAAATATTCAAGACCTTTTTCTGTTTTTAAAAATAAACCACAACATTCATTTGGTGCTTCTTCTTTAGCGTGTTGTATAGCTTGATTTTTACATAATTCATTCATGATTAATTAATAAATGTACCAACACCTTCAAAATCTTTTCTTGTAACTTGTCTTGCTGGCACTGTTTTGTTTTCCATATCAAGCCTATTAACTAATTCAAAAGAAACAATACTTCTATTCTCTTGTATTTTTCTATCAATAAAATATATTTCTTGCGGAAATTCGTTTGAACTTGGTGTACCAAAAGGATTAGTATTACCAGCAAAATTGCTTGCATCTAGAGCATCTGCCGTTAGTGTTCTTCTTGTTACTTTGGCATCTAGCAAGTCATTATGTGCCGTTACTAAATTAACTGAAAGTAATAAATCTGTAACCCTAATCACAGAACCTAATCTTGTAATACCACCTAAGTTACTCATAGTTAAAGTTGGTCTTGGTATTTGGCCTTTGCCTGTAAATTCATAACCTTTTGCTTCTACTGGAAACCTTTCATAAGTATTTGTTTGCCAAACAATATTCGCATAAGTATCTATATTTCCACCAGCATGAAAACGGTAAATAGTAGGCACATTACTTGGATTACCAGTTGCATAATGTAAACCCTCGACAAGTTCTAGTTCAAATAATTCAATAATAGAATTTGGGTTTAATTTTTGTAATTCGGAATGTGGTATCGCCATTATGGAACAAAAACTTCTTCAAAAGTTAAATTTAAAGTAACTCTATTTAAATATGGTATTGATGCACGCCTACTTGTACACTTAAATTTTCTTGCTGCAGATTCACCAGAAATTGTATAATCAAAAGCCTCTTGGTCATCGAAACGTGCATTTAAAAAAGTATTAATTGTATTTGCATCTGTTTGTGAAACTTCAAAAACAAAATTACCAATAACTTTTCTTTTATTTGCTGCAAGGCCTCTAACTAATCTTTGCTCATAACCATCACCAAGTTTAACAACAATATTATCTTGCTCAATGGTTTGTGTTTCTCCATACTTTGGTTTGAAATTCGGAAATGCAGCCATTATGCTAATAAACCTCCATTTCTTTTTTCCCTTACAATAGTTTCTTGTACAACTAATGCAATTGTTTGACCAAGTTGTTGTGATTGAGGTTCATTACCTTGCACGCTAGAACCACTCGCATCAACGTTCACTGTAATCATATTTGTAACACCACCAAGAGCATTATTAGGTGTAATATTTCCAGAAGCTCTTGGCGTAAATACCTCAGGTCCACGTTCTCCAACGACATAACTAGAACCTTGTTTTACAGGCCCACCATTTGCTTTGAATATTGAGCCTATAAGACCACCTAAAAACCCTTTATTTCCTTTGTCATCACCAAATACTGCATTTCCTATTCCACTAAATAAATTGCTTAATGCTCTATCCAATAATTTATTTTTTAAATTATTTAACACATTATTCATTGCTTGACCAAAAGTTTGTGTACCATTTATTGCACCTTTAATATTTTCAACCAAACCTTGCTCTAAAGTATCGCCAAGCTCTTTTGAAATATCGACTTGCTCTTTTACTTTTGAATTTAATATTTCTTGCCTGTCAATTTGGTAGTCCTTTAATAACAGCCTACTTTTTTCTAAACGTAAACCTTCATCTTCAATGCCCATAGCCTCTTCCATTTTATTTTGAAATTCAAACTGCCTTTCCAATAACTCCCTATCAATATCATTTTCTTGCTGTTTTATTTGTATTCTTTGTTTTAATAATTTTATTGTATTTGCAGCTTTTTCATTATCTGAACCTTTCTTAAAAGTACGTTCTTCTTGTTTTATGTCAGGACCAGAAATAGCACGACCACTGGCAGTATCGTAAGTGTACTCCCCAACTTTGTAAGTTTTATTTTTTTCCATTATTTGGTTTAATTCCTTCATAGATTGATTACGTTTTTCCAACTGTTCTATTTGTTTTTTTAAATCATCAATATTTTGATAAATTAAACTTTTACCACGTTTTGCATTTTCTAACCTTGCCTCTGCAGCTTCCAACTCTTTTTGCTTTATTTCAATTAGACTTTGTGCTTGCTCTGCAGAGCCATTGTTTATAGTATCTTGCAGTTGTTTTAATTCTCTATTTTGATCTTTATAATAATTAATTATTCCAGCTATTCCTAAACCAACAGCAGCAAAAGCTGCAACTACAGGGCCAGCCAAAATTGCTTTTAGTATTACAAATTTTTTAGTTAAAACAGCAACAGTAACAGACATTGACTTTAATATTGGCATTAACAAAGTTGCACCAGCAATCACAGCAGTAATACCAGCAGCAACAGAAACAAACTCTGGTGGTAAGAAACTCAACACTTGTGCAGTAATGGTTAAAACTTCAGTTAACGCTTTCGCTGCAGGCAACAATGCAGAGCCAACTGCAATTTGTAAGTTTTCAACCTCATTTTGTAAATTTTTAAATACTTGCGTTGGGTCGTTTTCTAATATTTTTTTAAGATCTTCAGCACCACTTGCTCCAAGTTTTCTTAATGCACGTATAACAACTTCACTTGTAAGTTTGCCTTGTGCAGCAAGCTCTTTAAGTTCACCAGTTGAAACGTTTAACTCTTCAGCAAGTGGTTTTAAAATTAATGGTACTTGCTCAGAAACACTTCTAAATTCATCACCAGCTAAACGCCCAGAACCAAGTGCTTGTGCTAACTGCCTAAATGCGTTTGATGCTTCTTGTGCAGATGCACCACCAAGTTTTGCTGCAGTGTTAAAACCTATAAATGTTGTTTCTATATCAGCCAAACTTACACCCAAAGGTTTTAATCTTGCAGTTATATTAGTTACGCCATCAAGTGCTTCTGTTGCACTCATACCAAATAATTTTTGACCCCTTGTTGCAATTTTTTGTGCCTCACCAAACTCGCCTGTTGCCTCAGTTAATAATTTAAGTCTTAATTCTAATTTTTGAAAATTAGCAGCAGTATTAATTGAACGCCTACCAATCTCCAATAAACCAACAGATGCAACAACTTTACCTAACCTATTAAATGATTTAGTTATACCGCCAGCCCTTTTATCTAACTTACTAAAATCACGTGCAGCTTTATTTGCTTGGTTGTTTATAGCTTTAAGCTTATTACTTGCCTTATCAACGACATCAATAACAACACTTGCAAAAGCCATAAATTGGTTTTTTTAATAGTTTACACTTAATTCTTAATTTTTTCTAATTCTTGTTTTTCACGTTCCCCTTTTACCTCATAATAGGCAGCCCAATATAAAAACTCGGCTTGTGTTAATTCTTGCCGTAACCTACTTACCGTCATACCTAATTCTGTTGCTAGGAAAAACTCAAAATAAAGCCAGCTATCCCCCTTTAATCGTTTTTTGCTTCGTCTAAAGGTATGCCGTCCTCTGTAACGTTAAATAAAAATAGTTCAAGCTCATTTAAAACACTTTCTGGTACTTCTCTTTGTAGCCTTACCGCATCGCCACTACCAAACGCTTTTT